TCAAAAGAAAGACTAGAGAATACTGCGATGGAAATAGCAGAATTCGATGGGAATTTAGAGGGTGGTGATTTTAACATTGACAATATAAAAGAAGAACGTTCTAGATTACAATTTTGTCCATAATAAGGAGGAATGAAATGTCAAACATATATATTACAATGCACTCAACCATAGTAATAATTGTAATCGCATTATTATTAACAACAATAGTATTAAACATAAGGTGTTTTAAAGTAGAAAGAAAGCCTTCACATAGAAATGTTAAACAACCATATGCAATAACCATTACTACAATTTGGATAATAGTAATGTTACTACTAATAAACTAGGAGAATCAAATGAAAAATAGAAAATTAATAGAAAAAATACAAAAAGATGTAAACGATACATATGGCAGATTTAGAAGTATTATGCCAAGAGCATTAAGTAATGTAATAGAAAACCAAATAAAAGCAGACATAGAACTTCAAAAATGCAGTAAAGAACAAATACAAAAGGTGCGGAGTTATATGGAACAAAACCTAACTGACATTCTATTTTTAACAGCAGTAGATAAAACTGCAAAAGTCAAAGAAGATGCAAAAGATATCTACAAAATATGTGAATATGAATTGATTAAACAAGAAATAAAAGAAATAGAGGAGGACAAAGATGGATACGAATACGAAGGACTGTAAGACAACAAGGGGTGAAAGATTTGTTTACGATTGGCAATACAGAAGATTAGGAGGGTTTCAAAAGATATTGGCAGACTGCATATCACACGCAGACCTAACTAATCAAGCTAAATTATACAAAGGTTTTCCTGAAGAAACACAAGCAATAAGGGACTTTCAAAACGTATATGATTATTGGACAAATGTTAAAGAAAAGATTGAATATAACCTAAACAAAAACAAACTAAAAAGATAGTAAACACAACCTAACCCAACCGTAAAAGGGTTGAAGGGGAAATTGTCGGTTAATGAACCTTTGTTGTGTGAAATGTCCTGGGTAAGACATTAACAAAAGTGCCCTTTTAATTATTTAATAAGGAGAAAAACATGGGTAATAGAGCAGTATTATGTTTAAGAAATAACATTAAAGAAGGTTTTAACGAAGATGAAGTAGGGATATATCTTCATTGGAACGGTTCTGCTGGACAAGTTGAACATTTTTTAAGAAAAGCAAGAGAAAGAATGGGATCAAGAATGGGTGATATTGTATATGCAAAAGCAAGGTTAATAGGTGTTATCCATGATTATATAGATGGAAATTTATCATTAGGAGTAGGATTAGTAAAAGAATTAGACTTCGATAATATTGATAATGGAACTTATGTAATTGATTGTGAAACATTAACAGTATCAGCAAGAGAATTCAATGTATGGAAAGACTACGAATAGGAGAACAAAATGAAAAAAGATATGTTATCAATAACAGATTTAGTCACAAGACTATATACAGAAAAACCATATTTAAGAGATGATTCAAGAGCCTTATTAGCACATGTATGGTTGGATAGGCTTAAAAGTTTAGAATTTGATACTAAAGAGCAATCAGGGTTGGATTTGCTAATACATATAGCAAAGAATACTAATATGCCTAAACATGAATCAGTTAGCAGATGTGGAAGAAAAATACAACAACACAGACCAGAGTTAAGAGGTAAAAAATGGTTGAATAGACAGATGTTAAAAACAAATGCAAAAAATGAACTAAATGAAATAGAAAATAAAATAACAAAAATATAAAAGGAGAACAATATGAAATTAATAATATCAACAGAAGGTATAAAGGCAGATGTATATGAACTATGGGATTTATCACATATGGTGTTAGACTCAAAAGATTGGTTTATAGATTTTTGGGCAAATGGCTCAGAAAAAGGAATTGTATTAGAAACAACACCAGATTGGGATGAAGAACTAAAAAAGTGGGATTTTATATCAACTCATGACGCTAATAGATTAATTGAATTCATACAAAAATATTACAGAATAGATAAGGAGAAGTAATATGAAAGAGGGAACAGTACCAATGTGCTACAGCGTGATTGGAAATGCATCAAGCTGGCAAGAAAATCAACGAAACTTTGTAATGGGTTTCTTTCATGGATATACTGAAGGTTTCATATGTGCGTTAGACTTTATAGAGGCATGTGCTGATGACCACATAGGATACACATTACTTTTTGATGAAGACAATGTGGTAAGGTTCTCTCACCAATGGGAAAATTATCAATTCAGCGTAGATTGGTTAGACCAGGAGCAGTATGAGGAACTCAAAGAGGCAATGGAGTACCTTGGTGAATAAAGCAAAATGGACTTCAGAAGATGGTCTAGGTATTGAAGAACCAAAGAAACCTAGACCTCAAAAAACTAACTGGTTAACAAAAATATTAAAGATAATAAAAGGAGTAATAAAATGACAATACATAATGAATTTAAAAGAATGTATGCAGAAATTGATAAATTACGCACTGCTTTAAGTTCTTGTCATGAAAGTAAAGGAGAGGTAATAAGAGAATTACAAGAAGAAGTAGATGAACTCAAGAATTCTCTTGAAGAAGAGCAAGGAGAGTTGGAACAAGCTCTTGATGAGGTTGATAATTTAGAGAATTACCTTGAAGAAATTATCGAAACAATATATGGACGCACCGATATAGATGTAGGTAGAGATGAACTAGTAACATACATTCGTGACCTAAAAGATGCAGAGTTATTGCTCAATGAGGCAGACAGTGATACATATAACACATTACAAAGGAGATATGATGAAAAATTCAAATAAAGAAACAAAAGTCAAATACAAGAAAAATGAAAAAGTAAGTATAGAAATGTGCGGAAATAATTATAGTGACCTACTAAAAAGCTACAATGATTTACGAGACATACTAAATACAATGAGTGAATGCAATGACTTGTGGCTATCAGATATACAAAAATTAGAAACCTTAAGATACAGAATGTCAACTCTGGGATTTGTAGAGGGTGCTAAATGGTATTCAAATGCGAGACTACCCAAAGGAGGAGGGCAAAATGAAAAAGATGTCGCCAATAACTAAAAATCTACATGCAATAGTTTTAAAACATGAAAGGCAAGTAGCTTTTTGGAATAACGGATATTTTTATTACCTAGAAGATCATTCAAACGGTGGATACAATATTGATGTTTACACAAATAAAAGTCAAGTATTCGATGAAAAGTTAATACCAGTAGACGGTGGTGTTTGCGAAGGATGTAATGAAATAGATTCAATTAACATGATGCTAGATATTAGCGAATAAAAGGAGAAAATTATGCCAAATTGGTGTACAAATGAAGTATCAGTATATGGAACAAAAGAAGATATTAAATCATTTAAAGATTTAGTTCAAGAAAATGATGAAAATATTTTTAGCTTTAGAAAAATAAAACCAATACCAGAAGAGTTAGAAGGAACTGTTTCTGGTTCTGAAAACGCCAAACCTGACTGGCAAAAAGAAAAGTCATTCCAATTAAAGTATAAATACGGAGCAGACAATTGGTATATGTGGTGTATAAACAATTGGGGAACCAAATGGGATGCATGTAGTGTAGATATAATAGATGAAACTGAACAAACTATAAACTACATAATGGAAACTGCTTGGTCACCACCAGAAGGAATAGTAAATATATTAAGAAAAAAGTTTCCTGAATTAGATATTGATTGGTTTTACAGAGAAGACGGATGTCAAATATCAGGGTGGCTTTAACAGTTAAAAAAACAATTCTATTTATCATAGTGTCATTAATTATAAATATAACAGTATGGGTATTATTTTTACCACCTATACATTGTCACTATGATTCATGGAGTTGTCACTTCATAAAAGTTTATTAAACAATACAATAAGGAGAAATACTATGGTAATTTATGAACTTACAAACAAACATCAAAAAATAAAAAACTCACATAACAATTTATATTTTAGTAAATACTATGCAACAAAAGAGTTGGCTTTATACGATTATGCAAAAACAACAGCTAATGAGCTTTGGAAACTTGAATTAAAAACACTTAATAGAGAAGATATAGCATTAATTCTATCAATGGAACATGTAAATTTCACAAGACAAGAAGGTGGATGGCATGAGACACACGATTTATCATCTATAACAACTGACAAGGAGAGAATAAAATGAGAGAATATCATGTAGGAGTTGACGTAACAGTTGGAACTTGGGTATATGTTGATGCAGAAAATGAAAAAGAGGCTAAAACAAAGGCAAAAGAATCAGCAGAAATAAGAGTAAACACTTCACAGCCTATACTACATACGGAAGTTCATTGTATAAATGTAACGCAGGAACATAATATAAAGAAAGGGGGAAAATAAAATGAGTGATGAAACAACAAAAGGTTTAATGGAGCATTTAGGTCTACTGAACAAGAAATTGATTGAAGATTTAGTAGAAGAAGAAAGTCATGAATTACCAAAAGAACTAACAATAGAGATACCCATAAATGAATATGACCTCTCATTATTTGAAAGCATTGTACATGATGATACGTCATTTGAATGGATTTTCAATAATAAAAACACTACAGTACATTGTGTTTTCAGGCAAGCCAACGAAAATGGAGAATAATATGGTAAAAGTACGAAAAGTCGGTTTATTCGCAGAGAAAGACAATTTAGAAGATGCGTTTGAATATGTACAAATGTTAATAGAAACATTAAAACCAACAGATAAATTTTGTGCATATACAGCAGTCTATGTTTTATATAACACAGTACTAAAAACAATTAAAGACGAAGGTATAGAAGTAATACCTACTAACCGTAACACATATCCATTCGGTACTGAAAACAAGAAAGAAATAAATAAAATAGTAACACCAGCAAAAAAATCTTGGGAAAACGACCAACCATGGTAAGGAGAAAATAAAATGGAAATAAATAATGAAGAAAAACTTTCTTTAACAGAAAGATACATTGAGGCAAACGCTATAGGTATAGCTGAAGGCTGGATAGAATCAAACACAGAAGAAGATTATATTAAAGCATGGCAGACACTTATAAATAAAGGCACATGTTGGAGACTACAAGGGTGGTTTGGTAGAGTTGCAAAAGAGTTAATTAATCAAGGAATATGTAAAGGATAAGGAGAAAATAAAATGAGTTCAACAGCAAGAGAATCGTATTACATATATTTACACGAATTACAAGACCAAGTATTTGAAGACTTTTCAAGTTGTAAAGAATGCGAATATTGTGAAGAAACTAGAGATCCATATGGAACTGGTGATTCGCCAACAATGTATGAATGTACAGCAATACCAAACGAATGCGAACAAGTAATGATGCAAATAGAATAGGAGAATAATATGAAAAAGTATATGTGCATATATTGTGAATCAGCCAATATAAGTTTAAACGTATGGTCAAGACAAACATTAAATGGTTATGAATGGAGTGGAGTAATTTATGATGATGGCGATTGTTATTGTCATAAATGTGATTCAGAATCTAGATATACATACATAATAAAGGAGACGTATGACTAAAACAAATAAGAAAACATTTAGTTTTTTCTTAGATTGGCACTCATCCATAGAGGAAGTTGAGGCTGAAACTAAAGAAGAGGCGGAACAAATACTACAAAAAGATGTTTTAAATAACTATAGTAAATATGTACCATCAAAATTTGAAATTCATGAAAACAAGGAGAAAGAACTATGAGAGATTGGAGTGGAGACGCAACTAAAATATTTAAAGGTAAAGTAATAGATAAAATTGAATACATGTCAGAAAAAGAGGCAATTGAACTGCACTGGCAAAGAACACCAATTATTATATTTACAGACGGTAGTTGGATATTAGCAAGTGGAGATGACGAGGGCAACAGCGGAGGTGCATTTTGGACTTCAGAACCCCAAATGGAAATAATACCAGAGGGAGGACAATAGGATTATGAATATAAAAACATTAATAAAAGTAATGGAAAAATTTGACCCAGAAGAAGAAATACTTATAGCATGGTGGGAAAAAGGTTTAGTTGAAGAATGGCTAGAACAAAGTATTTCTAATGAAGTATGGAGTGATATCATAGCCAAAGTTGAAGAAAGTGAATATTGTTGGGAAAGAGTGGGTAATGTTTTATTAGATGAAAGTAAATATTTATTAGAAAAAGGATAACAAAATGTCTAGAAAACGAAAAATATATACTATAGAAAACAATAGAAAAGTAAATGCAATAGATTTAGCAAAGGAGTTAAATGTTAATCATTCAACAATAGTATCAAGATTAAACAGAGGCAAAGTGTTAATATCTGAACTCGCCCACAAAACAAAACTGAAACCAATAATAGAGAAAAAGCAAAACAGATACAAACCCAAACCAAAATACAGCTGGGAAGTTAAGAAATCATATAAAACATCATGGGATGGACCAGAAAATGATGCAATGCTTAAACTGGCAATGCTAAAAATATAAACAATATGTGAGGCACGTTTTGAGCTAAAGAGCAAGCTCAAGTGTGCCTCCTGTGTGTTTTTGTAAAAAGGAGAATAAAATGATACAAATAGAAACATTAAAAACAGCAGAAGAAATAATAGGTGGTGTTGCAAATCCACTTAAACTAGATACATGTAGTTCTAATTTATCTGCTTTTGACTGTAAAACAGGTTCTATATTAGCTAAAATAAAAGGGTCTGTATGCGAGGATTGTTACGCTAGAAAAGGCAATTACAGATTCCCAAATGTACAAAAGGCATTAAGCAAAAGAACAAAATTAATCGGAGACAAAAACTGGGTTAATGCTTGGGTATATGTAATACAAAATAAGAAAAAGATAACAAAGACAAAACTATTCCGTCATTTTGATAGTGGAGATATTCAAAATAAAGAACATTTAAAAAAGATAATAGAGGTAGCAAGAAGAACACCTGAAACAAAACATTGGTTGCCAACAAAGGAATCAAATATAATTAAAAACTACAAAGAAAGAATACCATCAAATTTAATAATAAGATTAAGTGGAACAATGGTAAACGGGAAACCGCCAGCATACACATACACATCCACAGTTTCAACAGATACAAATAAAGCAACATGTAGAGCATTTGAAAACGAAGGCAAATGTAATGGTTGTACAATGTGCTGGGACAAATCAATTAAAAACATAACATATCTAAAACATTAAGGAGGTAATATGAAAGCTGATGTAACACATGAAGTAAAAGGAAAGTGGTACAAAGTATTAACTGAATTAGGTATGCCAGAAAAATACTTAACAGGTAAAGGTGGCCCATGTCCAATGTGTGGTGGAAAAGACAGATACAGATTTACAGACTATCAAAACGAAGGAAGATATATTTGCAGTGGGTGTAATAACGGAGATGGATGGGATTTAGTACAAAAGTATTTTGATATTTCATTTGCTACAGCAGCAAAACAAATAAAAGGAATATTGGGAATTACTCAAAACACATTAATAGATAATCCTAAATTTGACCCAGTACCCGCATTAAGGTCAATAGCTAAAAAGGCACAAAACTTGGAAGGCTGGACATCTGTCACAAAATATTTAGACTCTAGAGGATTTGATGAATATCCAGATGGTCTAAAACAAGCAAAAGTAAACTTCTACAAAGATATGAAGAACCAAGGAGAGTACGAAGTTTTAGTTGGGCTTATACAAGACTGGCAAGGAAATGGTGTATCTTATCATTTAACATATACAAAAGATGGTAAAAAAGCTAAAATAGACCCACCAAGAAAAATAATGCCTCCAAAAGGTTCGATTACTGGAGCAGCAATTCGATTACATACAGACTTTGAAGATAAAATATGTATAGCTGAAGGGATAGAGTCAGCATATGCAGCGTATAAAGATTCAGGATTACCAGCATTCGCAGCAATGAATGCAAATTGTCTAGAAAACTTTATACCTCCTACCAAAATAAAGTCAGTATGGATATATGCCGATAATGATGATAATTATACAGGACAAGCAGCAGGATATAAATTAGCAAAAAGATTAAAAATGAAAGGAATAGAGGCTTGGGTTTTTATTCCAGAGAGAATGGGTTACGATCAAAATGACATACTAACTAAAAAGGGGGCTTATGGAATATAAAGTACAAGAAATAGTATGGGATATAGAACAAACAGTAACAGATTTTAAAAACAATAAAAGAACTGCAGTAAGATTATTCAGAGATGCGAAATGCTTAAGGGATGACTTTAGAACATATACAATTGTTCTAGAAACATTTAATTATTTAACATATACCTTTAGCAAAAACAAAGGAATGATTTGGTTAACTAATACTTTAATTAAAGTAGGAGAAATATCATCACGTTCATTAAATATACCCAATATAAACACACATAAAAACGCTCAATTAGGTTCATTAATAATTGAGTCACTTATCAAAAAAGATTATCTTACTTTACACAGAGAAGAATATATAACATATGAAACAATTAAAATATATGGCATAAAAAGAAACATTAGATTCCAACCATACCATTTAGAGCTAGGAAAAAGATTTAAAGATATAAAACTACCAATAAAAGAAAGAACAGGTATAAGTATAAGGAAATATCCAAAATGGAATTCTAGAGAAAGAATGGTTTTAGGATGCGTAGATATTTTAGTTAAAAATTCAATCAAGATAAATAAGCAAAATCCACCTGAATTTATAAAAGCGATAAATTCATTAGAAGAAGTTCAGTGGGAAGTTAATCCTAACGTAGCTCAGATATCCAAATTACTACAAAAACATTTAACTAATACCGACATAAGCCTAGAGACAAAAGATGGCAAAATGGAAGAGTTTAGCGTTCTCGATATAAAGAGAGAAAACAAAAACAAACACCTTAAAAATGTTGATTTATTTAATAATGGTACCTTATTTGAACCACATAAAGGAAACAGTGCTAAAGTTCAAGCAATAGAGAGAGAAATAAAGAAGATTGAAAAGAATTTAAAACTCTTTAAAACGAATACAAACAATTTCGATAAAGAAACTAGAAAGCTTGAAAAAGCAATAGTGGACTATGAAATAGAAAACAAGTATTGGTTAGCAAAACAGAAGTGTTTACGGTTAAGGTCAAAATCAAACAGAGACGAATTTATTCTAAATACAATACATGGAGACACAAAAACTCCAGGATGGTTAGGTTATAAGTTTTATATGTCTAACTTTTTGGATTTTAGAGGAAGAGTTTATGCAAGAGACCCATACTTTTCATATCAATCATCTGATTTAGCAAGAGGACATTTAATGTTCGCAGAGAAAAAGATAATGACAGATAAGGGCTATAAGTTTATGTTAATTCATATTGCAAACAGCTATAACCAATCATACAAAATAAAGGAATTAGAAGAACTAGATTGGATAGAAGGTGATTATTTAACAGAACTAAAAGAAGATAATATACCCGACATATCAGTAGATAAAATGACATTGGAAGATAGAATAAAATGGGCAGAGAACAACTTAGATATGTTATTAGAAATAGCAATGGATCCAATAAAAACAAAAGAGATTTGGTTAAATGCGGAAAAACCATGGGTATTTTTATCGTTATGTTTTGAGGTTGTTCAGTATTTAGCTGAAGAAGGAGACTACTACACACAAATACCAATAGCAATAGATGGTTCAGTAAACGGAACACAACATTTAGCTGCAATGAGTAAAGACCAAGTAGCAGGAAAGATGGTGGGTCTTACACCTCAAGAAAAACCAATAGACTTCTATATAATAGTTGCTAAAGGAATAATAAATAAGAACGTGGGAAATGATTTAGGTGAAATACTTTCTAAAATACCTATGAAACTAATACGAAAGGGAATAAGCAAAAGAGGAACGATGACTAAAGCTTATGATGCAGGTGTGAAATGTATAGCTAACATAATATATACCGATTGCTATGATGCAGGAATGACAGAGAAATACAAAATAACAAGAAGTATAGCAAACAAATTAGCTAAAGATTTAGTAGGAACGTATAACAGTCTATGTTCAGGACCAGTGGCAATTAAAAATTACTTACAAGAGCTTACTAAATATAGAATAACAAAGCTAGGATATGAATCAGCTGAATGGAAAACACCTAGTGGTTTTGAAGTTAAATCAGAAAAGTGGACGACACAGAAAAGAAAAACAGTTGTAAGAATTAACAAAACCCGTATAGACCTTGTTTATTATGAAACAACAGATAAACCAGCACTGCATGAAATAATGTCGGGCATAAGTCCAAATTATGTGCATTCTATGGATGCAAGTCATATGTGTCTAGTTATAAATCATTTAAAAGATATAGGAATATCTTCTTTTGGAGCAATACATGATTCATTTTCAGTTCATGCTGATGATGTAGATAAATTGTTAGAAACAACAAAAGAGGTATTTATCGATATGTACGATTGTAACATCATAAAAGATATGAAAGAACAGTTCGTAGATAACGATGAAGAATTCAAAATACAAATGCCTGAATCAGGTCTTTTGGATTTGAATGAAATAAGGATATCAAAGTATTTCTTCTGTTAGGGCTACAAGCCTTGGTAGATATGAAGAAATCCTATGTTGCCCTTATAGAGGGAAAAGAAAAGCAAGAAAATAACAAGACTTGCTATTAATAAAATTAGTTCTATATAGAGCTAATATAACAATAAAAGGAGACAATAATGTCAAATATAAATAAATATTCTTTCGAGAATGTAAAAGTCCTATGGGCAAAATTGCGTGATGATAATCCAGAGCCTCCCTTCCAAGGTGTAGGTGTTGATAACTGGACTATCCAAGTCGTTTTATCAGACGAGCAGGCAAATGCCTATAAAGAAACAAAACTATTCCCAAAATTCAAGAGGGATGCCGAACATGATTTGGTTTTAGAGGATGGACTTCGTCAAGTAAAATTGAAGAAATCAACTACTTTCGGAGTAGGTGGTAAACCTAAAAAGCCAGTTATCGTTGTAGACACATATGGCAACCCATTCAATGAATTGATTGGTAATGGTTCAATATGCAACGTCCAATGTTCAGCACATAATTGGACACGAGATGGAGTTCAAAATACATCGTTAGAGCTTCAAGCAGTTCAAGTTCTAGACTTAGTGGAGTTTGATGAAGATGGAGGGGAATTTATACCTTCATTCGACACAAAACCTCAAGAAAAAGTTAGCCTAGAAAAAGTAACAGCCGATGCTGGCGATGAGGACATACCATTTTAAATAAATGAGTATATGGTTTGCCTGTACCTTAACAGGCATTCTAAACACAAAAGGAGAAAAACATGGAAATATTTTTAACGGTTTATTTTATATTGTTTATCGGGGTTTCATTATACAAAACATTCAAATGAGCTACGAATTACGACAATATCAAAAAGATGTATTAAATCAATTAGTCAAGTCAAAAAACGAAGGTAAAAAAAGAATTATTCTTCAAGCTGCTACGGGTTCAGGAAAGACTGTAATGGCTTCAGCTTTAGTTAATTATTTTACAAAGAATAATTTAAAGATATTATTTTTAGCCCATAGAAGAGAGTTAATAAAACAAGCATCAGAAAAACTAGAAAGTTCTGATATAAAGCATGGGATTATTATGGCTAATATAAAGTCTAATAGTTTAGAGAAAGTTCAAATAGCATCAGTAGATACTTTAAGAGCTAGAGCTTTAAACTCAAAGAAAATGTCTCTACCAAGAGCAGACATTGTATTTATAGACGAATGTCATAGGTCTTTATCAAATACATATTTAAAACTAATAGACAAATACAAAAATTCAATAATTATAGGGTTAACAGCTACTCCCGTAAGAGGAAACGGTGATGGTTTAGGTTCTATATATGAGCATATGGTTTGTGCTCCAAATATCAAAAAGCTAACAAGTCAAGGTTCGTTGGTTAAAGTAATATACTATTCGCCAGCTATTCCCGACTTAAAAGGAATAGGTATTATTGGTGGGGATTTCAATTCTAAAGTATTAGAAGAAAGAATGGACCAACCAAAACTAGTTGGTGATATAGCAACCACATGGAAACATTTAGCCAAAGGTAAACAAACAATTGTTTTTGCTTCTGGAATAAAACATTCCAAAAATCTAACTGAATCATTCAAATCAATGGGAGTTAAAGTTGCTCATCTAGACGGGTCAACTGATAACGACACAAGAGAACAAATATTAAATGATTTTAAAGAAGGAAAGATTACAGTAATATGTAATTGTATGGTTCTAACAGAGGGGTTTGATTCTCCGTCTGCTGAAGTTTGTATATTGGCAAGACCAACTAAATCTCTAGGTTTGTATATTCAAATGGTAGGAAGAGTTCTTAGACCGTACAAAAACAAAGAAAATGCTATGGTTATAGACCATTCAGGTGCAGTTTATATAAATGGTTTTATAGACGATAACCATGAGTGGGACTTAACAAAAGGAATGGTTAAAAAGACAGCCGATAAAAAACAATCAACTAAAGAAGAATCTGTTATTATTTGTGAAGGTTGTTTTAGAACATACTCTGGGTCAAATATATGTCCATCATGTGGTAAGATGCATGAATCAAAATCAGATTATATATCTTTTATAGATTCACAATTAGGATTAGTTAACAAGAAAACAAGGATTGCCGATGCTAAAGAGAAATATGGAGATGATTTTAGAGATGTATTTTATGAAGAGTTATTAGGAATGGCTGCGATCAAAGATTACAAAGAGACGTGGGCATCATATAAATATAAACAAAGATTCGGAATATGGCCTCCTAAGAAAACATATAAAGCCAGTATGCCTACAAAAGCAACAAAGTCGTATGTAAAGCATTTACAGATAAGATATAGAAAAGGAAAAGAGAAAAATATGTTAGAATTACAAAAGAAAGAAAGAGACACAGATTAAAGGGAGTGTATGCCCTTTTCTATTGGTCTCCTTTGGGGTTTACATGTTTACCCTTTTCATAACCAATAGAACAGTTTAGCGGGGTGGCTGTCTCCGACATACATAACAGCCAATTAAACTAAACAATAAAAGGAATAATATGAAAATATATACAGACAAACAGCTTCCTCAAGGAAGTAAAAAATGGTTAGAAGTTAGAAACCAACATGGTACAGCGTCAGAAGTTGCAGCAGTGTTAGAACTTTCTCCTTGGACTCCAAAAACACCATTACAATTATGGAAAGTTAAAAATGGAGAGATAAAGATTAAGCTAACAGATGCAATGAGAATTGGTTCAGAAACAGAAGACGAAGCAAGAAAGTTATTTGAAAACATAACAAACACAAAATACAAACCATGTTGTATAACAGATACAATTAATGGGCTTCCATTAATGGCATCCTTGGACGGAATGGAAAGAGGCAAGGGTAACTCTATCTTAGAGATAAAAGTGCCATTTAGTGGCTCTTGCTCTCCGTTATGGGCAAACATGGAGTTAGACGAGGAACTTCCTATGCATTATGTCTTACAAATGCAACAACAAATGTTATTATCTAAACAAAACCAATGTAGTTTTTGGGTTTATGATAGAAAAAACAAAGTTGGTTTACATAGGATAGTAAAACAAGATAAAAAGATCCAACAACAAATATTAAATGGTTGGGCTAAATATTTCAAAGAAAAACCTATAGCTGGAGATAAAGATGTTATTGTTAGAGATGACAAAGAATGGTTTGATATTGCAAAAGCATGGAAAAAAGCAAAAGATGATGTTGATAAGGCTACAATCAAACAAAAACAACTTAGACAACAATTAATAGACTTATGCGATGGAAAATCCTATAAAGGTAACCAAGTTCAAGTAAATAAGAATAACAACACTGGTGCTTGGTCTATTAGGAGAATAAAATGAAATACAATGCTATATTAGAATATCCAACATACACTCGTAAAGGTAAAGCAGTTAAATTATCACAAAATATATTTAAAAAAATGCACTGGGGTTCTCAAGCTAAATGTAAAAAACATTACTCTGAGCTTATTGAGCCCTTTGTTGATAGCCTACCAGAGTATTTATGGTTGCGTCCAGAGTACACGTTGTTCTTTAAAGGAAACCAAAAAAAAGACTTAGATAATTACTGGTTTCCTGTTCATAAGTTTTTAATGGATGCAATTGTAGATGGTGGAAAGATAAAAGACGATAATTACCAATATGTCAAAGGCTACACAGTAGATTTTGGTGAGGCTGGTAAGGATGTAGAAGACCATATTGTTGTTGAGCTCATAGGAGAATTCATTGACAACCAGGACGATAAACACTAACGAAGCAATTGAACGATGTTATAAGATTTCAAGAGAGTCACACGACACTGGTATAACAACCCAATGTGAGGCATGGCTAGAGACGCTTCTAATCCTAAAAAAACTCGGCTTTAATAGAGTCGCACTTCAAGAAAAAAAATAAAAGGAGAATATATGATAGAAATACTATTTGTAATAGTACTCACCATTGTTGGCGGGTACATAACATGGAGACATGGAGAAACAAAGTTCCAAGAGGGGGTAACTGCTGCATTAATAAATTATCATGATGGAAAAATTGATTATGAAATTGATCAATTATCGAAGGATGGTTACCGTATAAAAATAATAAATAAAAAACAATCAACATAAGGAGAAAAAATGACTGAAACAAGTAAAATTCAAGCGTGTACAATACTAGCAAGAAATTATGAGCAAATTGCTAAATCAGCAGGAATGAAAAAAGATGGTGTCTTTGAAGGATATATGGAAAGATGTATGCAAAGAGATGATAACACTGTAAGTGAACAATTAAAAAGAGAATATCATGAACCTGAAAGAATATTGTACCAAGCTATTTGATTACAATGAAAAAACAAAAGGAGAAAACATGAAAACATGTAAAGCAACATTTACTATTATTGATAACGAAGAAAGTAAACTAAACAGAACAGAAGTTATCGAAATGGTATTTACTATAGATGATAATAGTAACATGATAGATTCAATGTTAAATTATTTATCTGAAGAAGAGGAAGAGTCGAAACAAGTCGGCTCTTCTATAATAACCAACCACTAGGAGCAAACATGAAAGATCATAATATTATGAGTCAGCATGGAATAACAGACGCAGAATTCATTAAAGAATTTAATTTATCTCCAGAGCTAGAAGGAAAACCAGAGATAAACGAAGCAATGCTAGACATTATTGGCGTGAACAATGTTAAGGACGAAAAAGAAGCCTTAATAGAAAAAGGAATGAGACCAGATAAAGCTCAAAAAGAAGCTTATAAAATCGCAAATAAACTTAGAAAAGAAGCAGAAAAGAACCTAAAACAAGTTATAAAGGTTCGTGGATACTAAAAAAAACCCCCTACAAGAGGCCTTAACGGAATCTTGTAGGGGGTTTTTTTTTACTTTTTATTTTACTTTTATCAACGAGATGCTTTAAAATCCTGAACGTGTTGGTCAGACTGGCGAGTTGGAAAGTCCCAACCATACTGATACATATCTTCTATATTCATCTTTGCAACATATTCTCCTCTTAATGTATTCAAACGATTAATAATTTTTTGCACAGAGTGTGGAGTTTTAATAGTCTTACCAGCAGCCTCACTTTTCATTCTATTGTAAATATAAATAGCTGGCATTCCTTCTTTAGTATTTTCTGTACCTAAAGCATACCTCATAATTTCTTGCCAATTATGCTCGTGTTTCTTTTCCATACCAGCCTTTACTGCCCAATCATAAAATCTAGCTGGGTCAGTATTGTAAATACCTTCTAATAAATTATTAATAACATTGTAATTTTTTCCCAAATGAATCAACTCTTTATGTAGGGCTTCAGAAAAAGCTTTAGCATGCTTAGGTGGTATCATAACACCGTCAAAGATTTGAGCAGCATAAAAATTATTACCAAAACGCTTCTTCATTTTATCCATTGTACGCATCATTACCAAGGAATCCATTGATTGGGTTACCAAAACAGGAGCTTGTTTAGATGCTTTGTAAGTACCAATTTCTGCTGATTTACTGTAAGTCTTTCCAGCTGGGTCATTAACCCTTTCAAATGTATTGAAATACAAGCTTCGACTTTTTTGTTTTGCGGTTGCTTTTTTATTTAAGCTTCCTTTAAAACTCTTAGATTTATCTATTACTCTTTCAGATAAACCAAACTCTATAAAATCATTATTATCAGTAATAGTGCGAGGTGCTACGCCTAATTCTACAGCTCTCGTAACAATAGCAGCTATAACTTTAGACAACGACTGTAGATTAGGAAAATTAGTACCAATTGCTGTTTGCATTGCCACTGCAGAATCTTCGACAAACTTATGAAACAACCTTTCATCTTTTAATATCTCTTTTAATTTACCTTTAAACTCAGCACTATTTTCTATTTCACTCCATAGTTCATTTTTAAAAGCGTTTTTAATAGATGCTTCACCAGCACCGTATCCAAAAGTCATTAAGGGTTTTTTAGCGTACTTTCTTTGTGCCCCTAACTGTTGCCATATATGAGAAAACTTTGGTCCTAATGAACCACTATAGTTATTTGTTATCTCTAAAAACATATCAGTTGTTAAGGTGTAAACATCGTTATGTGGGTCTGCACCCAACATGCCAGTATATAAACCAGTTTTTTGATCTCCAGCATACATTGAATTAATTGCTACACCATTAGCAGTTCCATCGATTTCTGTTATAAATCCAGACCTGTATTCTTTAAGTTTATTCTGTGGGTCTCTCATATACTCAAAAAGTTTTATACCTTCATGTATAGCATTTATCGAAGACCAACCCTCTTCTTCTCCAGCTTTTCTTACAAGTTCAGGTGCTATACCAGCACCGCCTGCATTTGTGTGAGCATCTTGTATTGCTTTCCAACCTCTTACAATCCCATTAAATTGGTCTGCTATTTGTTTATTACTACCATGTTTGACTTTGTTCATTCCAAACTTTTTTAAGATTCCAGCTTGCAAAGGTACAAGGTCATTCTGAGATGTTAAGTTATATACAATGGTTTGAGCTGCCTCAAGTAAACCCCTAGCTAATTTATTAGATTGATAGTTACCCAATGTTTGATCAACATGAACCCTCTTAGCTCCTCCAATAAAATGTGTATAGTAAAAGAAACCATCTTCAACATGATTCGCAATCCACTGCCAAGTTTCATTCCAAGCTAAATCTTTTGCAAAGTCTCCATGATATTCTTCTACTAACCATTGTTGATTAGAGTCTTCAGCAGCTGGATTACCATAGTTAGGGTTTGGAACTTTTCTTCCTGGGTTAGTATTAGGTTGGCCATTTATATAATCCTGTACTATATATCTAACCCTGTATGTTTCTCCATTCTCCCTTCTCTTATGGATTTTGCCATTCCATTCAATACCCTCTATATTTATAAAGTTTGGGCCCTCTAAGATATCTACAACCTCTTGGTTTCTCAATGAATCATTAATTTTAGCAGCCAAATCTTTGTTTATTTTATGTTTAACACCATTCAAAGCATGAATACCTTTGTTAGTATCTTCAGCCTTTCCTGCTCTTCTATTAGGGTCTTCTTTTCTTTGTAGTTGTTTAGAGACTGTTGCTAATGCACCCGTTTGTCTTAATGGTGGATTGCTATGAACATCTCTTTTCATGCCAGGTATAACAAGGTTTCCTAATTCAGATAATTCTTCCGCTGCATTTAAACCAGCTTCAGTAAGCTTAGTTACATAGACATCTTTATCATCTACTCTTTCTAATTCTGTTTTAAATAACCCCATTTTGTTAACATTTTCTGTTGTTTTATCTTTGTATGTAACAGAACCTAAAGCATCCGTCACAGCTCTCAAAGCAAGAGCTCCACCTATAGCCCTAGTTGTTGGGGTTCCATTCTTAACTTTAAAAGCACCTTCAATTATTCCTCCAATAGCTTCATGTGTTGCTACAGTAGCGTTTTTATTCTCTTGTTCTGTTCGTGTTTCTTCCGTCTGTTTATCATCTTTAATGCCTTCTTTTACACCAAGAGTTTTATCTTTAAGCACATGTAACACAGCATGTAAAGCTGCATCCGAGAAAGCTTCAGGTACACCATTAGATTCTAGAGTTTTAAAATCTGTCAACCAAGTGCTCATATATTCAGCAACAGACCTTGGGTCTGTTCTTAAATCTTCTGCCGCTCTATTAATGTAATCTTCGTAAGATGCTGATGACATACCAGTGGTTAAATTATTCATCTGATTAATTACTTTAGCAGAGTAATCTTTGTGGTCTTCTAAAACAATATTGGCATTTTCGATTCCACCCATTATATTTAAAGCAGCCTCTTGATCTTGAGCATTAATAGCCTCTCTTAAAGATGTAGCTGCTGACTCAGATGTATTACCCCTATTAACCAAATCCATATCAGTCAAAGTTTCTACATTTGGACCAGACATAACACCTTGATTAGTGTTTGGTCTTGGTGGTATTGCCTCAATGACACCCATAGCCGCACCAACACTAGGGTTTTTTACAGCGTTATCAAGAACATTTTGTAATCCTTCAGAAGCTTCGGGGCTAACAATAGGCTGGGTGTATTCAGACTCTCTTAATATTGCTTCAAATTCGTCATCATCAGCTTTTTTCTTTTGGTTTTCTGCTATTATTTCCTCGATTCTTTTTTCATTAATAACATGTCTTTCTTCTAGTTTTTTACCGCCATACTTTCCTGTACTAACATTACTATAAGCCATCAAATACTCCTTTATTAAAAGCTAATTTCACTTGAACCACCTCTTTCATTGAAGCCCTTCCATCTACCCACTAAAGGAGTAAATTTCTTTCCATAATAAGCAGCTCTTGCTCCATCTCCACCTACAACACTTTCGATTAACTTAGCTGAATTAGCCAGAGTTCCTGTAAAAGGTCCTGCAAATTCATTAGCAAAGTCTATAGCGTCTCTATTAAAATCATAAATAGGATGAATGATATTCACTAACTCTCCAGGAGTTCCTAATAATCCAGAAGACACTAGTCCTCTTTGTATTTCTGCTGTGTCTTCTATCCATGGATTATATCCATCTTTAAATTTCCATTCATCTTTTAAGTCTTGTCCTAAAAACCCAAACATAATCATAGTTGCAGCCATTGCAACCGCCTGATATCTTGCTTCAGGATTACCATGCCTCACCTGCCTATAAATCCTAGGTAGAATATGAGAAGTAAAAGTTGATAGGAAACCCTTGTATTGTGTCATTAACCTAAAATGAGGATTAGAGTACCATAAAGGTCTATCTATTGCATTAGGATTAGCTAACACGTTATCTACATATGAGTTCCTAGCAATCTGTAACTGTTCTATTAAATTAACAAACCTTTCATCGTTAGCTATTTTATTATACATTACATCTCTATTTATAATTGTAGGGTCAGCTCTCAATATTATGATAGCATCTTTATATTCTTGTGCTAGTTTAGTTGGGTTAACATTTAATTCCCTTAACCTTTCATAAGCATCAGCTGCATAGTTACTTCCGCCATCTAAATATGTAGATACAATATATAAATCATCAACAATTGCATCTTGTGCCATTGCTAATTTAGCTACACGAGTACTATCAGTATATGGTTTAAGTAAGTTTAAAGTAAAGAAAGTTTGTAGCATATTCTTTTTAAACTTAGACATATGATCAATTTCTTGTCCAATATCCATATGTCCCATTACACCATGCTTAATTGAATCATAACCAAAGTTATAAAAATCCAATTGGTTTTGGGTGTATTCGTCCATATTTATTCCTAGACCACTCTTTACATTCTGAGCTGTTTCTATTAAAGACCTTTTATAATGTTTCTTTAAGTCTCTACTAGCCTTTTTAATTATTCCTACAATTCCTCCATGCTTTGGTGCATTAAGAAGTAATAAACCTATCTCAGGTAAAGACGCAAGTACAGATGTATCAAGTTGAGTTATTGTTCCAATGAAAGTTAAGTGCCCTTGAATACTAGCCAAGAACTTATTGCTTATTGGTTTATAATCTCCCCTACTTGCTGCAACAGAGTCTTTAACTAAAGCATTAATTCTAGGGTCCCAAGTATCTCCCATTTCTTTTTTAAGGTCTATTAACGCCCTATCTAAATTTATACCATTTTTACCAAGCATTTTTCTATCCATATCATGGTTAATGGTAGAGGTAATATTAAGCTTCAACTTTTCAAAGTTATCTTTCTCTAAGAAAACCTCATTCATTACTTGAGAATCTCTAAGATATAACTCTGTTCTTCTTAGGGTACCAGCCTTACGATGTTTAAATGCAATATCTTTAGTGTTATCGTGGGCGTATCCTTCGGGAGTATTAACAATATCCTCCCATAATTGCACAGCTGCTTCATGCTTCATTCTTCTTAAATCAGGTGGTTTTTTCCCTTCTGCAGGAGAATGCCAGCCAGTAACTAATGTTTGGATAAATAACTCTTTATTTTTTCTGACAGCCTCTGGATTTAACACAGCAGATTTGTAAAAATAACCCTTTAAAGGGTCTCTAACTTCCTCTACTAAATTACTATGTGCAGCCCAAAGGGCATTAGTTGAACTATTTATTCTTTCATGTAGTGTAATCAAGTCTTTTTCAATATATCTATACTTTTTATGCATAGGTCCATTAGTGTTACCTTCATCAGTTTCTCTCTGCCAAGCTTCAAATTCTCTCATTTTCGTATTATAATCCTTACCCGCCTTCCTAGTATTAAATATACGAATAAACTCAGATTTGACCATGTCAGCGTGGTTTAAAAGGCTATGCATTAATAGTGTTTTATATTTGTATGCAGCCATACCTGCCATATGAGATGTGTTAGAGGGAGCAAATGTATCCATTATAATAGCAAGCTTATGCTTTGCTGCATCACTTACATCATTACTATTCATAAACTTTTCTAATAGTCTTGCCCCGCCCTTTTGTACAGCCCTGCCAGGAAGTTCAGCAAGAGTTCTTAGTACACCCTTTTCTTTTATACTGTCCGCCTTACGCCCTTCTTCTTCATCTGCTTTAGAGCTCTTTGTTATCTCTGCTTCAGGGTCGATTATTTTTTTATTTAGCTTTTCAAGTTCTTCCTTTATATTACTGTACTTCTTATGCATAGGTCCAGCTAAATTTCCATTTTCAGACTCTTTTCTCCATTGTTTAAAATCTCTTATTGCTTCACCATATTTTTCATCTTCTATGCTAGTATTAAATAGTCTGTTAAACGTATTTCTTAATTCGTCTTTTGATTCAATTTCTAAATGATTAATCCAAGCGTCATACTGTTCTATATTATTACCATCACCAAAGAAGTTTTTAGCTACGTCTGTAGATGCTTGAGAATATTGTCTTTGCATTTTTTTAAATGAGCCATACCCTTTTCCAGTTGTTAAAGTACCACCTAATGTACCACCTAGTAAAGCACCACCAGTAATAGCATTCACAAGAATTCTTTTATAATCCTCATCATTCCATTCTCTTTTAGATCCAGCTACTGATGCTGCATAAGAAGTTGATTCTTGTAAACCCTCAGTAACACCTTCACTCCCAGCTCCTTTTAAGAAAGAGGTTCCAAATTCCTTAGCCAATAAAGTTTTACTCATTTCAATATGTGCTATTGCTCCAGCTGCATCTGCAACTTCTTTTTCAACTTGGAATGTTGCTTCTTTTATTTTAGCTTTAGCTGCTGCTTCAGAAAGACCTTTCTTTTTTTGAAGTTCGATAGCTATCTTTTCCATTGCATCTTTCTTAAGTATAGAACTTGAATTAAGTAACCCATGTAAACCAACCCTATCTAATACACCCATTACTATACCTGCAGACAATGCTGCGGCTGCATTACGCTCGTCCATATCGCCTTCCATACTACCGTATACTTCACCAGCATATGTTAATGCTGGGGGTATTGCACCAAGAGTTAATCCTAGAGCACTAGCACCTGCAATAAACGAACCAGCTGCTGCTGAACCAGCGATACCCATTATATAAGGTAATGCTTGTCCCATCATACCAGCCATATATCTACCTGCTTGTGTTATGTTTTCTATCTCGCCAACATCTTGAGCATAAGTAGGAAGTAAAGAGTTTTTATGTTCATATTCTTCTACCCCCATAGTTCCGTTTTGAAACATTTCTTCGTTGCCAATAGCATCACCTAGTGCTGCTTTAAATCCATGTAATGAACCATAAATATTATTCCAGCCTGCGTCCCATCCAGTAGCAAATGCTGAATTAGCCTCGTTCTTTATATTTCTTCCTTGATGTCTGAACATTACATCGTTATACAACCAAGGACTTTCTGCGAACTGTGCTTCATCTATAGCTTGTCGTTTAGGTATATAAATATCACCAGCACTACCAACATCAAGTTCATTTCTAGCTCTATCCCAATACTGATCTCCATCGCCCACAAGGCTTCTCATCATTTTGCCTGCCCAATAAGCTTCTTGATCGCCTTTACCTGTGTAAGAAGTTAAATCAACTAAACCCTCTTGGTGTAGCTTTCTATTTAAAGATGTTTCTGTTTCTGGGTTGTAAGGAACACCTAATGTTCTACCATAAAAACCTGTGCCTTCTTCTTCTTGTTCACTAAAGCCCTGGTCTCGGATAACATCAGAGATAATTTGAGCTTGTTGGTAACCTCTAGCTGTTCCTGGTTTAGTTCCTTCCCCTTCTTCGTGAAATACTTCAGCTGTATCAAACCCTTTTCCACGGTATACTTCTCCTGACTTTGTATCTACCCATGTATCACCATCTTCTAAGTAATACTCACGTCCACCCATTTCAAAGGTTCCGTATTTGTCAATGAGCCATTCTTTATTTGCAACCATGTATGCCTCCTGCGTTTACATTTGCCCAGTTTGTTTCAGATTTTGTACAGCCCATCCTGTAAAGTTGTTATACCATATCCATTGCTCACCTTTAGTTTTCCTAATCTCTTTCCATTCATTTAACTTTGCTGTTGAAACAGCTTTTATTTCTGCTTTTGAATGTTTGGAGAAGAGCCAATTAGTATAGGCTGCATTATTAACTGCCTGAGCATCTTTAAGAGCATAACCGTCTTTACTTAAACTTCCTCCTTGAGTTGAAAGAATAGCCATATTACCTAAGAAATGACCAGTAATATTTGCTCTAGCAGATTCTTCGTCTTCACTATCAAACCAACCACCTTTTTCAACAGCTTGTTGAGTTGCTTTTACAAGGGCTCTTTGTACACCCTTATCACCAAAATCGATTTTCAGTTCATCTGCTTTCATTAAAGCACCTAAGACTTCGCTTGATAGGGAGTCTAAATTACCTCCACTCTTACCACCTTGTTTGATAATATCCATCATTTTAGATTCGGTACTATCTCTATTAGACTGGTGTGTTGTTCTTAGTTCTTTATCCCTCTTTGCATCCGCTTTAACTTTATCTCTTGCCATAGCTTTACTATCTTTAAATCCTTGAAGTTCCATAGCTCTATCGTGGGCTTGGTCAAGAATAAGTTCATCACCTTTTGCTCCTAATATTTCCATAGGACTAAAACCTGATAGGGCTCCAACAGCTACAGTAAATAAATCTTTAGCTAGTTCCATACCATATTCATCTTGAATACGTCTTTGATTATCAAGAACCTGTTTAGCAACATTAGAATCATTTTGTACAGCATCAGCTATAGTAGAACTTTCTTTATCTTTTCTTAAGTTAGCTAAAGCTTCACTAAAAGAATCTAATTCATCCTTTCTATTTTCTTCTATAAATTCTTCTGAAGATTTACTTGTATTGGTTTTATCTTCTGGCTCATCATCAAATAAACTTTTAATACCTAGAGTGCCCAAAGCAACACCTGCTGTAATCTTTTCTGGAGAGTAAACTTTATTTGGTTTAAAAGACTTTATATTACTCTGTAATTTTTTTATGGTTTTACCATGGGTTAAAAAATTAGTCTTTGCTTTTTCTACGGCTCTTTGTAAATCTTGAAATGCTTTAGAACCTGGTTTTGCTTTAGTGTTTTTTAAAGCTTGTTCTGCCCTTCTTAAAACTTCTTTAGCTTTCCTTTTTGCTTCTCTTGCTAAGGCTAGTTTCCTCTGTGTACTTTTTAAAGCTTCTTTACTTCCTTCTAAAAACTTATCCTTCCTAAAAAGCATATCATAAATCTTTTTACCCCACTTAGAGTTCTTAGTGACATTAGCCACTGTTCCAATAATTTTACCGCCGACCATAATTGATGATGATAATATAGGACCACCTACTGGAATTATACTTATTCCTAATAATGCGGCATCAGTTGGATTTTCTTTAATCCATTCACCTACAGTACCACTTAACATAGCATGTTGTTCTCTAGTATCAAACTTTTCTAATTCTGTAAAGAAAGCTAATGAATTATTTCTATCTATAGCTTGCTGTTCAGTTAATACTGCTTCTTCTGTTTCTGTATTACTTTTTGGTATTGCTAAGTCGTCTTCCCAAGATTTTGATAGGTCTGCTTCTGCGTTTGGTATAAAAGTCGAGGATCCATCGTCTTCTAGGACTTCATAATAATTATCGTCCGCTAACATATCTTTAAATAGTTCATCAGTAGGTAGAAGATTTACATGTCCATTTTTCTTTCGGTATGTATTCCATCTACTATCCCACTCATCTTCAATCTCCTGCTCCCAAAACGCATCTGTTTCTGGAGATGTTAATTCATCAACACCACTTGATTTCACTACTGTATCATTTGGCATGACAACCTTTTTAAATCCACTTTCGTCCACATCAAAAACAGAAGAGTTATTAGTATTGTTTCCTGCTTCTTTTTCTTTCCCTGATGATAGTTTTAGTTCGTTGTTTTCTCCCCTCCACTTGGGGTTGTTTGTTTTGTTTTCAATAGTAAGTTTTGTTCCATTAGAATCTTCAGTTGTTTGTTTTACTACCTCACTATTTGGATCTTCAACTTCACTATCAAAGGTAGAGCTTTCTCTTGCGGCTTTTTCCATCAGTTCAGCAATATATTCTTTATAGTTATCATATCCACCAGTGTATGTACTGCCTTGATTATATCCAGCCATATTTATTCTCCTTGTTTAATACTACATTCCCAACCAATTTTTCCATGTCTCTTTTTTAGTTAAATCTTCCCAGCTGAAGTCATCAAAAGTAGAAGACTCTTCTTTTAATCTATTAAGATCTCTTGCATATACAGAATTCTCTGGTAAGTTTGGCATTAACCAATCAGGTGTAAATCCAGGAAGTTTTGATTTATAAATAGACTTTCCTACATTTGGTTGATCTTTCCACGCATTATAAGCATTAGAAGATTTTTTAATTCTTTCATCTAATCTATTACGTTCTGCTATAAAGTCATTTAAAGACATACCTTTTTCATTAGTAAACCGATCAGTATGATATTTATTCATATAATGATTCTTATTTTCATCTCCTGTTGACCAGCTATAATACCTTTCAGGATTGTTTTTTATATGGTTATATATTTCCTCATCAGAAGAATCTTTGTACGGACTCTCAGGGTAATTTCTAATAGAATCTATTGTTCTTTGTAAGAAATCTTTTCTAGTTGCTTCCAATAGATTTGATTGCTCTGCCATTGAATTAACTGCTTTGTTTTTTGCTTTTGTAAATCTACCGTAATGATCTGGAGGAGCTGCTCGTTCTTGTATCATACCTCCAGCAGTTCCTACTTTTGTAGGTTTTACAATGTAATCAAATAGTTTTGGTGCTCCTGCAGTTATTGCTGCAGCTGCTCCTTCTTCCCACCAGTCTTTCTTAATTTCTGGTGTTCCTGGATTACCATGTCCTGCTGGCATTTTTCCTTCCGTCCAGTTTGCTCCACTCCATATATTAGGCATAATTAAATCCTCCGAACCTTCTCATATACTCTTCATTATCAAAAGGTTTATTATATTGATTATTAAATTGACCAATTTGACCCAAAGGTCCTCGTGTCATTGTTGTATTTCCTGCTATGTTAACAGGCTCTGTATTTGTTTGCATTCCTGAAACAGCATTAGTTGGAGCTTCTGCTGTAATAGGTTCTGGTCCACTAACAGCGGCTTGAGCTATTCCTCCACTACCTGGAACAACAGCATTAGCAAATGCACCTGCTATTGTTGGACCCATTCTTTCCCAAAAACCTTTTTGTATTTGTGCTGCTTTAGGAGCTGTCATTTTTTGAGTAAAATATTCTTTATCCCATATTTTTCTTGGACTGTATATACCATTCATTTTTTCTCCTAAAAATCTACTTTAATTCTATACCAAGGCAAATCAGGGTGTACTGGATTTCGTTTAACACCACGATTAACATTAGGACCCTCATGAACTTCTATAGCGGGAGCATCCGAACTCCTTTCTGCCCAAGATAACCAAGAACTTTTAGGTGCAAACTTATCTTCTGTCCACTTAGGTTGACTAGCTAATGGCCCACCTCGTCTACTCATATTATCCCAATTTTTTCTTTTAGGATGATCTTCAGGCATAATTTGAAAATACTCATTAGGGTCCATAAACTCTAACATATCTGGATTAAAGAATTTTCTTCTATTTTCTTCTGACATATTTGCCCAATATTCTGGACCAAGACCATAAACACTTTGTGTTCCTAACGGTCCTCTACTTTTTTCTTTTCTTGCTAGGATTTCTTTAATCCTATCTTCCTTTATGCGTTCTTTAGTATATTTATCCATAGCGTCAAACCAACCCATCACTAATCTCCTATTTTAAATTTCAGTTCCATCACCCCAACTATCATTCCAAATACCACCACCAGAACCAGAGTTATTGGTTGTGTTACCACTACTAGACGGGCTGTCATTACTACCTACACCACTTAGTCCACTATCCATTACTGTTGTAGGTGCTGTCGTCCAAACATTACTAGGTGGAGTAAATGCGTTACCTATTGCGGTACCAACATTAAAGTCAGATACACCAGTATATTTATCTATAGCATTATTAATCATGTCAGGAAAATTAGTACCAAATTTAAAGCCGCTAAAAGGTACAGCTAAACCTGCTACCTTACTAATAATATCACCAAATCCCCCTGAATTAAGTATTCCCCTCTCACTTGCGGGTGCTAAATGCTTGCCGTTGTGCGTCAATCCCGTAGTGTCATTATAAGGCTCATATTTATATGTGTCTTTATTAAAGTTAAAATCATTAAGGTTATTTTTAACCCTGTTGTGAGCATCCCAACTAGTTCCTGCGGTATGCATATCATCGTTTTCCATTGCCATCTCTGTGGCACGCAATCTTATATCGGCTTTATCAGAGTTACTTAGCTGTTGGTATTCCTCAGCTGTTACCATTCCTGGATTATTCCAATTGTAATCACTACCATGAAAAGATGGCTGCCCATTTAATTCTTGTTGAGCTTGATTAAAATAATAAGAACCTGACTTTTCACCTGAAGGACTATAGTGTATTGGCGTACCATCTGTATCATCGAACCCTGCTCTTGCTTGTTGTTGATTTGAGAGACCCCATATACTATTCATTACTTACCTCCTGATTGTGTCGTAGTAGTAGACTTATCAGCCACCCCATGAAACAAAGAAGCATATTGAGACAAACCCTTGTAAGGAGCGTCAGCAATATTCTGTGCTTGTTGCTGTTGTCCCGCACCAATACCAGCCAATGTTTTCGCACCTGTTCCTTGAGCTTGTAATGCAGCCTGTTTATTAGCAAAGTTTTGTGCTTGTGCTTGTTGATCTATTTGTCCAAACTTAGCTGCTAAATCATTAGCTATAGACTGACTATTGATGGCTTGTCTAGAACCGCCTAAACTACCTGCACGGCCTGCACCAGCCGCATTCAGCCCAAGAGCCGTTTGTGCTTGTGATTGAGCGGCAGAACGCATACCAGATAGATTTACACCTGCATTAGCTTGAGCAGCTAGTGCATTTTCCAATCCTGTTTGTGCTCCCGCAGAGGTTACTCCACCTGCTTGAGCTGCAAGTTGGTTAGCATTAAACCCTGCTACTGAACCCAATTGCCCAGAATCATAAAGACCCTTACCTTCTCCAAGCATAGCTTTAACTTCAGGTTTGAATTCTTGAGCAAAACCAGTAGTAGAAGTAGAAGAACCTCCTCCTTTGGTATAAGCAACATCTTTAGAATCAACCCAAGTAGCTTTGCCTTTGCTAATTATTTTACTCGTAGCCATATCAATAACTACACCATCATAAATTTTAATTTTTGACATCTAAGTCTCCTTTAAGTTCTTTCTCATAGTCACATACTTTTCTTCCCAACCAACTTTATTAAGTTGCCTGATAAAACCCCTGCGACCAGTATATTCTAAATAGTCAATATGCTCATACTCTTTAATTACTTTCTCAAACTTAGTAATTAAGTAAGGCATTTCCTCGTATATTTCACTTCCACCTAAAGTTATAATGTGTAGCGAAGTGAAGTTATTATATGTAATAATCCTTGTAGTAGCGATGGCGACTGGAGAGCCGTCCATTAAGACTTCCCATATATGATACATCATAGGTTCCTTAATAGCGGCCTCAACTATTTGAACAGCTGTCCACTCACCATCACTATGTTTTAAAGCTCTACTTATTTCTCGTTTCAAATTGTTATATCTGATGAGTATATCCTCACCAACTATTTGTTTTATTTCATACATCATTTATTCCATTTAAGGTTTAGTAGGATAAACTGGTTCTGGAGTAGGAACGTACCCATCTGGTAAATCCCTAAGTTCTTGTCTATATGTTAACCACAATACTTTCTCATCGTCAGTATGAGGTACATCTGATAACTGAGAGAAATCAGACTCTAATAAAAGTCTATCTCTTTCTATTCGTAATTGTTCTAAAGAAACATCTTTTACTGGAGGTGTCCATACGGCACCATCCCAAGTCGAACCTATACCAGCATTATCACCCGATTCTACCCAATCACTTTCAACAGACACTCCTGAATAAGTTGTAAACGCTCCTTCAGTAGCAACGCCATCCACAACCTTGTAATAATTTTTCATATATAGTCCTTGTTAAATCGTAATAAATAGCATACCAGCAGCCCCTGCACCAGCATTATAGTAACTACCAGCACTACCACCTGTTCCTACACTATCATTATAAACGCTACTAAAGGAGCCTGATGTGCGACCTACAGAACCTCCACTTACCGATCCTGTTGATCCTGAACCTCCTGGAGGACTAGAGGTTCCACCACCACCTCCTCCTAGAGTTAGTAATGTTCCAGAAGATGAACCAGATATTGTGGTTGCACCTCCAGATGTTCCAGAAGAACACCAACTGCCTGGACAACTTCCGCCACTACCAATGTTGATTGTTAATGTTTCTCCTCCCACTACAGTGATTAGTCGTTCAATACAAGAACCACCTTTACCTCCTGATTCGCCAGCCTGTTCGTGTGAGCCACTTGCTCCACCCCCACCACCAGCACCAGAACCTGTAACTATTAGCTTTGTTATTCCCTCAGGTACTGTCACAGAAGCGTTGGTAACAGCACCAATGTTACTATACAAGAAAGAGCTAGAACTAACAAGAAGGGTGTCTAAAATATCCTCTACACCAGCGATAAAATTAGCTTTAGAGGTTCCTGTATTTGTTAACTTTGTTGCTGCCGCAGCTCTCGTTAATGTTGTACTACTGACTGGGGTTCCTGTTATAATTCCCATAAGTCTCCTTAATATCCTACAACAACAACATCGAATTCGATGATGTCTGCAGTGGTTTGGTTAAAATTTATACTTGATGATGAACCTGTCGTCACATTAGAAGCATAATGAGTAGAACCAGCTGAAGGATTGCCCTCAGCAGCTCTTGCTGTTAATTGAATGTTCTCTATACTCTCAAAAGTATTATCTAATGTTAATGTCTTAGATGTAACAGCCGTAGATACCCCACTAGAAACTGTAAACATCTCAACCGTATGGTACTCTTTCATACCATTGGCGTATATTTGGTAAGTGATATTAGAGTTAGTACTAAATCTTACCCATAATGGTCCAGCCGCTTGAGGAACAAAGAAGTTACCTTGATTAGAGAATGAGTAATCAGAGATAGGTATGCCATAAAAATCAGAGGTAGAATAGTCTGAATAAAAATCATCTGTACCAGTATAAGCCTCTGTATCTGGATTGCGATACATTAAATCATTAGCTCCTGGAGTTGCTCCGTTAACATATATTACTGGATTAGAATCTCCGTTAACCGTAAAGTATAAGGCTCTACCTACTTCTGCACTACTTATGTGTGTCTTGTATATGTAATATCCAGAATGGTTACTGTTCCAGTCTGAAATTGCCACTTGACTACCGATTCTAAATGTCTGAGTGGATACAGAGCTACCATCAATAGAGGCAATGTTCGAGTCTGTTATAAACTTTCCTAGTAAAGACAGAGTAGAGCCATCCCAATAAATAGCTTGAGTGTCATTTCCGAATAAGAACTTAGCAGTACCACTATTACTAGTGTCATTTCCTATTAAAAATCCTGAACCTGTTATATCTGCTGAAGTTGCTGGAAATGTGCCTGCAGTGCCTCCCGCTCCTATGTCTCCAGAACGAATACGACCTGCATTATTTGAGATTAGTATCTCACTATCTACACTTATCTTATCTGTTGTAACAGCATTAGCAGCTAAACTGGAAGTGCCAATTGTACCAGTAGTAATCTTAGCACCGTCAACAGTAGTTGTATTATTATTAATAGCCGTAGCTACGTCTGCTGCTGCTACTGCTCCAAAATAAGCTGCGGTAACTGCACCAGTTCCAGAAACCTTTATCTTGCCAGTAGTAATGGCATTAGAAGCAATCTTATCTGCTATTACCGTTTCAGATAGTAGCAACTCTCCGTCAATGAATGACGATGTTGCTGCCCATGTTGCCACTCCTGATACTTTCTTTAATGTTCCGTACAATTTACCATCGTCATAAGTAATAACAACAGTAGTACCGTAACCTAATTCTTTGATAACAGAATAAGATCTTCCTGTATACGCAGTCACAGCTGTTATTGTATCGGTGTTCCATTGCGTACTATTAAGTGTAGGTTTATTTCTACCAGTAATAGTATATGGTATTAATCCAAACCCTGTTTCTTCTGTAGCTACTGCATATACATTCCAAGTAGACTTAGTGCCATTTATAGTATATTTTTCAGCAACAAAGAAAGCTGTGTCAGGAATCGCACTAGTAACAGCTATAGAGGTCCAAGGTACATCAGTACCATCAAGTCTTGTTCCTGGATAATCAGGATCGCCCATATCAGTTAATAAACCAGCATAGGTAGAGTAATAACGCTCCAAGGTACTACTACCAGAAGCCGTAATATTTTCCCATATGTAATCTGTAGGGTCCCCAGAAGAATATATACTTTTGGAAAATGAATAACCCCTCCAAGGTAATAATACTCCTGAAGCACTGAAAGCAGTGTATTGAAATCCAATAGCATCACTTTGATTGGTTATGACACCACTAGAACTAGCATTAGTAACACTACTAGCATAAGCTAGATACAAAACTTCTGTAGTATATTCCCAAGTATCTCCATTTCTTACTGCAGTTGCTTGAGAAGAAGCAGCACTTGCTCCTAACTCTCTAAGTTTTCTCCTTAGTTCTGTTTCTGAAATAATAGCCATAACACCCCCTTAGCGTTTACCTGCTAACTTAACATCAAACTGTAGTTTTCCTAATTGAGGGTTGGTATTTCCATTCATCTGTACTTTTAGATTCATGTATCTGCCTGTAGTTCTTACATCTAACTTATGAGATGTACTAGGATTAAATGTCTGTAGTGTGTAAGTTTTAGTATCAGTAAGTCTTTGTGTAGCAATCAACCCAACCTTTACGCTATCAACTGAATCTAGATAAATGCCATTAATCCACTTAATAGTAGCGTTATCAGATAAATTATCATCTTCATGAACAAAGAAACCATCTGCTTCATAAGCCGTATTAGATAACAATTGTATTTTAGTATCATCTGGCTTAGTGGCATATATTTGTAAAACCCCATTAAGTTCTGTTTCGTATATATCAGTTAGTCCTGGCAAAGTTCTCTTGTGTAGCTTTTTTTCGTTGTAATCATAAACGAAAGCTAAGTCACAACCATTAGCTGTATTAGACGATGATGAGAAACAAAACCATACTTCTTTATCTCTAGTCTGTTGGAAGCAGAACGACCTATCTTTCTCCGTAGCCTTTACTAAGGAGAATATAGTATCTTGAAATATTCCTTTTGCAACGTCAGTCTTTTGTGATTGACCATCGTGAATAAATACACCGTAATTGCCGACAACCAAATGCTGAGCATTACCGATATTAGCAAAACAACGAGAAGAATAGATACCGTCATCCTCAAAAATACTTTCAAATGATAAAACATAAGAATCTCCTGTTTCAGCAACCCTTATAACAGAATCTGATTTATAAGCTATAAAGAACTCCCCTAGTTGACCTCCATCTAATATCTTTCCTGGAGTTTCTATTGCGAAAGCATCGCCTGCTGTATTAGTTGTACTAGCAGTCCACTCAGTACTAGATAAAGACCCTATACTTGTTATATGAGAAGACCATAATATATCAATTGGTAGGTTAACATCGTCACTCGCAGAAGAAGTATTCTCTTCAAAGATATTCATAGCCATTAATCTATTACCAAAAGGCTTTAAACTTCTAGTAACAATAGGATACGTTGTTCCTCCTGCTGGAGCAGGGTCACTTACAGGCCAGTTAGGCATTATATTAAGACTTCCAGAAGAAATACCAGCATCAGTGAATTGTGGTGGGGCATCAACAGCGGGATTAACAATAAGTAATTCATTAAAAACAAATATCTGTGGAGGATACTTTTCATCAAAAGTAAACTTTAAATTTGTTGTGCTGTTTGTAATATCATTCCAAGCAGAAGTATTTGTATTGTAGGTTACTACATGACCAAAGTTATCAGTACCTTTTACAATATAAGCTATAACTAAATAATTGTATCCTGCGGGCGTGAATTGTGTTACCGCCATAGCCTCACCACCCGATATAACTGTATCGGTACCATGTAAAGCTATATTATCTGAAAAAGAATTAACACCATGAACAGATCCATCCTTACATCTTACATTTAAACAATCATTCCAAGCTCCATCTGGTAATGAATGTGTTGGTATGTCTGTTATCAGACCTACACTTGAATAATCTATTTCTGGCGTTGTTTTAAACGACATACTAGTCTCCTTTACCTAATTTAATTATTTTTCCCCAGACAGAACATTTTCCTTTGCTAATTTCAATAGGTTCTAGCTGAAAAGTATCATCATCAAACCAAGTAACTATACCAAAACAATGGTTCCAATTGTGTAATCTCCCTCTTAACCATTTATTCTTCTCTGATGACATATCCTTTAAGCACCCTAAAGATTGTGCAAATATAGCACCATCATGTAAACTGGTTCCAGAGTATCTTTGTACATCATGTGTATGACCATAAATAAGATTTGTGCCATAAGAATCTAAATGCTTTTTAGCATGATTAACTGTCACATAAGCCCCATGCACAAAACTAAGTTTACCTATAGTTAAAACATTGTTATATCCTCTATACTCATACCCTCTTTCTTCCCATCTACAGGCTTCTTTAAAATTATACTTATTTAGATATGGATGATTATCACCAAAACTATCTAGCCATTCATCATGATTGCCAGCAAGTATATATTTTTCAGTGCAATTAATTTCTTTTAATACTTTATCGAATCTATCTATTTGTTTATTAACTGCTTTGATTTCTTCATCGACCAAAGGCATTTGATATTCTAAAGGAGGTAGTTTCTTTCCTTTGTACTTCCAAGCAGAAACTGATTCCCACTCGCCAACATCGCCTAAATTTATAAATATATCTGGCTCAATATATTTTATTGCCTTTAATACTACTTTTACTGCTTTCTCATCGTGTATCGGAAAGTGCTGATCAGGTATAACAATCGCTCTTTTATACATAATGCCTCCCAGAATAGTCTTTTATTAGAAGTGGTTATGATTGTGGTTTTTTATTACAGGGGAATACCCTGTGTTTTTTTCTTGATTTGTTATGAGACTTAATTAATTTTTTTACTTTTTCTTTAATAGTCCAATAGTCCATTTTTTACCCCTTTGCTAGTTGTGCTCCGAAATAAAACTCTACGATAATAGTAGTCCATTTAAAAACTTCATCTAATTTTAACATGCCATTAACAGTAATATATTCTATTTTGTCTGGTGTAATATCAAAACCTAAAAAACTTGTACCTTTAATTATTGTAGGTATAACAGTAGGCACGTCTAAGAATACTGGAGCAACCTGTGTAAATACTATAATACCAAGTAGTACAAATATAATTACTCTTCTATTGAGTGCTGCCCAAGGACTCTCTGATTTAGCTACTTCTCTAGCTTTATCTACCTCAGCTGCTCTAGCACTTAATGCCTCTAACTGTAACTTTTGTAAATCTGTAGCTGCTTTACTCTTAATAGCCATAAGCTTCATAATGAAGCCCATAATTATTGGTGCTACGTTTGTAAGTAAACTAATCATTACTCTCTCTCCTTTATTGAGGAACTATAGGGGGGCCGTGTTCAGCTAATAAACAATGGTACACTTCGTGACCCATAATAGCTAATGCCTCTCTATCATCCCATTTATCTGGTACCATTATATGTACATAACAAGTATCTACTGAAGGATGTACTAATGCAAAACCCAATACTTGCTTACCATATTTTTTAGTATGTTTCCAGTAAGCATTGTTAAGGCTCTGTTCATCTTTATGTATAACTACTTTTAATATGACTTCTGTTCTCTTTACTTCTATCTTGGCATCAGGGCCAAAAGAAGCCATATTAAAATCATCTAATGCTAATACATTGCTGTACCCTGAATTAACACAGCCACTAAGGAGGAACGATATAAATAATGTTAGTAATAATTTCATTGGTTTCTCTTGCTAGTTTGGTATGAGTGGATAATATCTATCATCTTATCTAACTTATTATCTATCCTACTGAACATAGCTTGGCTCTCAGTTTTCATCTCACTAATCACAGCAGCGTTGTTAGCTATGCTCTGCTTATTGAGTGCCACATCCTTCTCTATCTCAGATACTTTGTAGACACCACCTACGGCTATTCCCATTAATACTACGATGGTTGGTATGTCTATCTTTTTTGAAAATTCCCATTTAGTCTGTGACATTCTTAATTCCTTATTTGTTTAAGCCGACTGCACTACCAGTTAAGATAGCACCAAAGGCAAGATGAAATAGCCCACCACCCATTAAGGTGAAGGGGTTATGTTGTCCTGTCAATGTTTTCATTAACTCCATTTGGACCATTGGTTCTTTTGTTGCATTTATTATATCCATTAATTGGCTAATATCTGGTCTATTCAAACCGTACCAAATTGGTACGAATAGAAAGTCGTAAAAACAAATTAATAAATAAACAGACAGAGCAGTCCACCGCCATTGCATTGTAGACTTTTCTATCTCCGTCATACACAAGGAGGTTCGCACATTGTACTTTCAACCCCCCAAAGCATAAGAGCTATAAAAACAATCACTCCAGTTGCTATTACGATCTCTTTGTTAGTCATATGTTACTCCTTAGGATATTTGTCCTTAACTGCTTTGATAGCATCTTGCCAAGTTGTAGTACCATTTACTGCATCGTGATATCGCATATCAGCTTGGTCTTGCAAACTTGGATAAGCTCTTCTCCTTGGTTCTTGATAATCCTCAATAACTTGTAACTCTGCTGCTTTTGTATTAACTGCAGCCATATCAAGAGTAATATTATTATAATCTTTATCTTCTGCTGAAATAACTCCACCACGTTCTTTAACATAAACTGCTGATGGATATAATATATTAATTGCTTCTGAAATCATGCTGTTACCTCCATTACTGTTAAATCTCCATAAGGTTCTACGCCAGCATTTGTGCTTCTGCTTGTACCTAGCCTAATATTATTCCCACCCCAACTACCTATAGCCCTAAATGAAATTTCCATTGAACTTGTAGTACCTGCTACGAAAGAACCCACAACTGTCATACCAGTACCATCTGCTGAATAACCATTAGCACTATTATAATTAATACATACAGATCCGCTACCAGTACCATGATATATGCCTGCGAAACCAAGGTCATTACCACCTATACCAGCGGCAGCACTTGCCCAAACAATAATTATATTAGATGATGATGTGGGTGTTATATTTAGATCAACGTGATTACTTCCATGATTACCGTCAAAATCAGACTCATTAGACATATCATCAGAAGATTGAGTCCAACCAGACGCAGATGCCCTTTTAATTTGAACTACTTTTCCAGCTGAACCCCATTCAGGAGCAGTTGCTCCCGAGTTCATAACTAATGCCTGCCCTGCTGTTCCTTTTGCAAGTCTTTGCAAACCAGAACCATCACGATATAAAACATCACCTTGTGTTGTTATTGTTGTTCCAACATCTGTACCACCAGCTGCCAGACTCGACCAGTAAGTACCATTACTTACTGCATTACCTGTTGAAGCTAAGATACAAATGTAACTTGATCCTCCACTTGTTACTATATTATCCAATATATATGCTGTGCTATTATTATAAGCACCTTTAAATACTGGTTTTATAACTCCTAAATCAACTGTTGCCATTTATATTCTCCTATGTATATGTGCATATTAATTTTCCATCTGAATTAACCGTGTACACTTGGTCAGATGAACCAATATGCCAGTCTAAATAGTTATCTACTCCACTACTATCTGTTAAACTTAAAGTACCTTCAGTATGAGTCCATATAAGTTTACCAGCAGCATTTTTACTAAATGCATGAACACGAGTAGTCGTACCTGTAATACCAGTTAAACTAGAACCATCAATAGCAGGTAAAGCTCCTGTTAATTTAGAAGAACTAATTCCCGTAGCTAGATGGGCATCGTCAACTGCACCACTTGCTATCTGTGCTGAATCAATTGCATCATCAGCCATCTTAGCATTTGTAATTGCATCATCTGCTATACGGGCTACAGGAATCGTACCTGAAGTTAATGAACTAGCATTATCACTGGCTGGAACATTATCTAAAGCACTTGACTTTACATCTCCTGCACTGTCTAGTAAGTCTGCGAGTTTTCTTGCGTTGCTCATTAGTTAGCCTCCAATGATACAAATGCTGGATCTACTTCATCTGTCGGGTTAGCTGTCCAATGTTTCAACATATTAATATGTCTTGTATTAGTTTCAGTTTCATCACCATAACTGACATTACCTTCATCATCATATATAGCTACCTTTCTAGTTTCTG